CAAAAGTGATACAATCTAAGAAGTTGTACAACCGCAAAAAGGAGAAACATGGCTATCAAACACAGGATTAAATTTAAAGCAGCAATGGGTAGAGCAGCATTCAGCGAGACTACATCAAAAGCTCCAGGCACAAAAATAAAAGAAGAGCCATATATAGGCAGTTATATTACCTCTGAAATAGATGGAAAATACATTAGTAATAAAAGTTATGAAAAATATTATGGTAACTTATTGAAAGGATTTAAGAATAAATAATGTATAGAAAAATGTTACTTGGTGGATTACTTACAAAAGGTTTGAAGGCTGCTGTAAAATCAAAACCTTACCAACAGTTTAGAAAAAAAGCTATGAAGGATACGGCCGCATTATATAAAAAAGCACCTCAGGTGGATCCAGGCAGAGCTTCATTGAAAGATAAAAAATTTATGAGAGGTTTACAAAAATTAGACACACAAAGAGTAAAAGGTCAAAAACTTGTAGACATGACACAATTTGTAATTCTAAGTGCAAGAAAAGCTGGTAAGAAACCGATTGTAAGAGAGATGAGAAAAACAAGAAGAGGATTAGCTAATTATGCAAAAAGTTTAAATACAAAAGCAAAAGCTATGATGAACAGAAAACTAAAAAAGAAAAAATTAAATTAATATGGCAACATCAGGAACTACAGCATTTGATTTAAATATAGATGAAATAATCGATGAGGGTTATGAAAGATGTGGTCTATCCACAAATGCAGGTTATGATTTAAGATCTGCCAGAAGAAGTTTAAATTTATTATTTGCAGAGTGGGGTAACAGAGGTATCCATCTTTGGAAAGTAACATTGAACACAATAACACTTGTTGAGGGTCAAGCAGAATATTCTACAGCAACAAATACAAATGATGTATTAGAAGCTTTTGTTTCTACATCAGCTAACAACACTGGAACAAGAGAAGATGTTTCACTTACAAAAATAGATAGATCTGCTTACGCAGCTTTACCTAATAAAGGTGCAAAAGGTCAACCTTCACAATACTACGTAAAAAGAGAAACATTGCCTAAAATATTTTTGTACATAACACCAGATTTAAATACATACACTCATTTAAAATATTATTCTATTAATAGAATTGAAGATGCTGGAGCATATACAAATCAAGCAGATGTTGCTTATAGATTTTTACCATGCATGTGTGCAGGTCTTGCTTATTATTTAGCAATGAAAAAAGCTCCTCAATTAGTTCAACAAAATAAATTAGTCTATGAAGATGAATTAAAAAGAGCATTAGATGAAGATGGTCAAAGAGCTTCAACATTTATTGCTCCACAAACTTTTTATCCATCGGTAAGTTAATATGGGAAAATACGCAACAGGTAATAGATCACAAGCAATATCAGATAGATCTGGACAAGCTTATCCATACAATGAAATGGTAAAAGAATGGAATGGATCTCTAGTGCATATATCTGAATTTGAACCTAAACATCCACAGATACAAAGAAGATATAACACTGCAGATGCTATTGCTTTACAAAATACAAGACCACAAAGATTTCAACAACCTCAAACAATGAAATCATTAAACCCAACTTTTGCACCAAACGATAATACTCTTGTAGATTCAGGTGGTGCAGCAGTTACCGTTGTGAATGTTTCTTTACCTGGTAACTTTGATTTTCAAGTTAATAGATCATCATTTACAGGAAATGGTATTACAACAACTGTTGCTTCAATGGTTCCACAAAATCCATCAGAAGAAAACAGAGAAAGACAACTCGATATAACTTTAGGGAGTGTAACAATTACAACATAATGGCTATAACATATACAGATTTTTTAACACAAATTAGAAACTATGCTGAGGTAGATAGTAATGTATTATCTAACACTTTATTAGATCAATTTATAAGAAATACAGAATTAGATATTGCAGGTAAAGTTGATTACGATGATACAAGAAAATATTCTACATCAAACTTTAATGCTAATAAAAGATTTCTTGTTATGCCATCCGATTTCTTAGTTATAAGATCATTGCAAGTTTTTGCAGATTCGAATTTGACCTCAACTAGAACATTTATGGAAAAAAGAGATACAAGTTTTATTTCAGAATTTAATGGTTCAGGTGCTACAGGTCAGCCAAAATTCTACGCCAACTGGGATGATGATAATATTATTGTTGCTCCTGTGCCTGACCAGGCATACGCAGTGCAACTGAATTATATTATTACACCTCCACATTTTACATCTACAAATAATACATTCCTTGCTACATACCAAGAAGCTATGCTTTTACATGGTGTGTTAGTAGAGACTTTTGGTTATCTTAAAGGCCCCATGGATATGTACAAACTGTATAAAGAAAGGTATAATGAGGGCTTACAGGCTTTTGCGATACAACAAATGGGTAGACGTAGAAGAGCTGAATACGATGATGGAGTACCAAGACAAAAAATTGCATCTCCGTCACCGAATACAATTTTATAAGGAGAAATATTATGGCAATAGTACAAGCAGTAGCAAACACTTTTAAAAAAGAAATACTTGAAGGTGGACATGAGTTACAATCTGGTGGCGATGTTTTTAAATTAGCACTTTACGCAAGTAATGCTAACTTATCAGCAGCAACTACATCTTTCACTACAAGTGGTGAACATGGAAACACTGGTCAATACACATCAGGTGGTGGAGTATTAACTGGTCAACAAACTTCGTTAGATACAGGAGTTGCAATCGTTGATTTTGCAGAATTATCATTTACTGGAGTAACTTTAACAGTAGGTGGTGCATTAATTTATAATACATCAAACAGTAATAAAGCTGTAGCTGTTTTAAATTTTGGTGGAGACAAAACTGCAACTGCGGGAACTTTTACAATTCAGTTTCCAACGTTTAATTCAACAGCAGCAATATTAAGAATTAGTTAAGGAGGGTGCATGGCTCTTGTCTTGAATGATAGAGTTAAAGAAACAAGCACCACTACTGGAACTGGAACTTTAAATCTAGCTGGTGCTTCTCAGGACTTTATAGGCTTCGTAGCAGGTATTGGTACGGGTAATCAAACGTATTACTGTATTCAAAATACTGGGCAAGACGAATTTGAAGTTGGTATTGGTACAGTTACAGATGCTTCACCTGATACTTTATCAAGACAAACAGTTATATCATCAACTAATTCTAACAATCTTGTTGATTTTTCAGCAGGTGCAAAAGATGTTTTTTGTACTATTCCACATACAAAAACTATTTCACCAGGTATGGATGCAACAAAATATGTTGTAACACACAATTCAACTTTATCTGAAGATCAATCTTTAGACTCAGGTGTTTTAGCGGGACCAGTTACAATTACAGCAACACAAACGATAACAGGAACATTGGTAATAGTATAATGTCAAAGATAGAAGTAGATGTAATAGATAAACAAAGTGGTTCTACCTTAACTTTAGGTGGATCAGGCACAGCTGTAACTTTAGCAAGTGGTTCTACACAATCAGGATTTGGAAGAGAAGGGTCTGTTGATTGGCAGACAACAATTAAAACTGGCGATTTTACAGCAGTATCAGGTGAGGGTTATTTTATAAATACAACTAGTGGAGCTGTCGTAATGACACTTCCGGCTTCTCCAAGTGTTGGAGACATTGTAGCATTGAAAGATTATGCAGGAACTTTTCAAACAAACAATTTAACAATTAATAGAAATAGTTCTAATATTGTAGGTGAAGCTAATAATAAAGTTGTTAGTGTAGAAGGTCAATCAATTGTTTTAATTTATGGAGATGCAACACAAGGATGGCAACCAGTAGAAGCTGCTACCAATTCAGATTTAGAAAGAAGAAGATTTATAACAGCGACTGGTGGTACAATTACAGAATCAGGAGATTTTAAAATTCATACATTTACAGGTCCAGGAACTTTTTGTGTTTCTCAAATTGCATCAACCACTGCAGAAAATACCGTTGGTTATTTAGTGGTAGCAGGCGGTGGAGGTGGTGGAGGATGCGCTGGTGGCGGTGGAGGTGGTGGAGGTTTTAGAGAAGGTAAAAATGCTCCAGTAGATAATTTTACGGCAAGTCCATTAGTTGCAAGCGCACCAACAAACGCTGTAACAATTACAGCAACATCTTTTCCAATAACCGTAGGTGGTGGTGGAACCGGACAACCAACTCCTTCAGCTCAAGCAATTCAAGGAAACACTTCTACTTTTTCAACAATTTCATCTGCAGGTGGTGGTTTTGGAGGTGGAAGAGGCGGTCCTGTCTCAAAACAAGGTGGAAATGGTGGATCAGGTGGTGGAAATGGTGCAGACAATCCAAATAATAGATCTTCAGGTAATACACCTCCTGTTAGTCCTCCTCAAGGTAAAAATGGAGGAACAAACCCTAGTCCAGGTACTTTTAATCAAGGTGGAGCTGGTGGAGGTGGTGCTACAGCTTGCGGTGGAGATGAAGCTAGTCCAGAACCAGGAGCAACTAAAGGTGTAAATGGTGGGGCAGGAGCAACAACTTCAATTACAGGAAGTCCAGTGGCTTATGCTGGTGGTGGAGGAGCTGGAGGTTATTCAGCATTCCCAGGTGGTGGAGGATGTGGTGGTGCAGGTGGTGGAGGAAGAGGTGCAAGACCTTCTTGTTCAGCTCCAGCATCATTTGCTGTAACTGGAACTGCTAATACTGGTGGAGGTGGTGGTGCAGGTTCTAATCAACTACCTGGTAATAATGGTAAAGGTGCAGCTGGTGGTAGTGGTATAGTAATAATAAGGTACAAGTTTCAATAGGTAAATTATGAGTGAAGTAAAAGTAAATAAATTAACACCAAGAACTAATTGCGGAACTGTAACATTAGGAGATAGTGGAGATACATTTACAATTCCTGCTGGTGTTACAATAACAAACAATGGAACACAAACAGGTTTTGGAAGAGCGGGTTCAGTGAACTGGCAAACAGGTTCAATTAAGACAGGAAACTTTACAGCAGCTGATGGTGAAGGTTATTTTATAAATTCAAGTAGTGAAATTACAGCGAGCTTACCTGCTGGATCAGCTGGTGCAATTGTAGCTTTTTCTGATTATGCAAGAAATTTTTCAACACACAATTTTAGAGTTTCACCAAACGGCTCGGAAAAAATTGGTGGAGTCGCAGACGATGTTCTATTAGATGTTGATGGTCAGTCTATAACTTTAGTTTATGTAGACTCAACAAAAGGTTGGATTAACGTTCAAAACGCAGAAGATACAGAAACAGGTATTGTACCTGCCTTTGTAGCAGCATCTGGTGGAACAGTTACAACAGTTTGCACAAACTTTAAAGTTCATACATTTACAAGTCCTGGTACTTTTACGGTAACCAATGCAGGTAATGCATCTGGATCTGATAAAATAAGTTATTTAGTAGTAGCTGGAGGTGGTGCTGGCGGTGGAGCTAATGGTGGTGGCGGTGGTGGTGGCGCAGGAGGATTTAGATTTGCAAATTGCACATCTATGCCTTCACCTCAAAGTTCTCCATTAGCAGCGCCCGTAGCTATAACAGCGTCTGCTGCAGCTTTTCCAATTACAGTTGGAGGAGGTGGTTCTGGAGGAACAGGTAATGCACCTGGTGGAACCCCTGGTTTCCAAGGTGGCGATGGTTCAGCTTCAGTTTTTTCAACCATAACATCAACAGGTGGTGGCGGAGGTGGTGGATCCAATCCAAGTGGTAATTCAGCAGGAAAACCGGGTGGATCAGGTGGAGGTGAAGGTGGAATGAGTGCTACTGGTGGCCCAGGAGCAGGTAATACTCCTCCAGTTAGTCCACCTCAAGGAAACCCAGGTGGAAACACTAATCCAAGTTTTGAAACTAACCAAGGTTCTGGTGGTGGTGGAGCTTCTGCAGCAGGATCAGGTAACGGTCCTACTCCTAACGTAAGAGCAGGTCCAGGTGGAGATGGTTCTTTTGTAGTTCAAACAGGGTTTGCTGCTTGCAACGGAACACCAGGTCCTGTTTCTGGAGCAAGATATTTTGCAGGTGGTGGTGGAGGTCAAGCAGAAAGTGCGCCACCAAGTTGTCAAGGAACAGGTGGAGCAGGTGGCGGTTCAGCAGGTGTTGTTTCTGGATCAAGTGCATCAAATGCTACAACAAACACTGGCGGTGGTGGAGGAGGAATAGATACTAAACCAGGTGGTCAAACTTCTGGTAATGGAGGATCTGGTATAGTAATAATAAGGTATAGATTTCAATAATTATGAGCAGTAAAATAAAAGTAGATAACATAACTGATCAAGGTGGAAATGAACTTATAAAAAGATGTGGTTCAACTACCACATTAGGTTCAGGATCTGGAAATACAATTAATGTTTGTGGAAGCGCAATAACATTAGGAAGATCAGGTGGTACAGTTTCTATCGCAAGTGGTGCGACTACATCAGGGATGGGTAGAACAGGAACGGTAGATTGGCAAACGGGAGATATTAAAACAAGTGAATTTACTGCAACTAGTGGTGAAGGATATTTTGTTAATACCACGAGTGGAGCTATAACCGTTAATTTACCTGCTGGAGTTGCGGGTGCTATAGTAGGTTTAAAAGATTATGCAGGTACTTGGGATACAAATGCAGTTACTTTAAATCCAAATGGTTCAGATAAGATTGGTGGTGATAATGCTGCGGACCCTACTTTAACAGCTGAGGGTGGCTCTGTGCTTTTAGTTTTTGTTGATTCAACACAAGGTTGGTTAACAACCCAACAATCTGTTACAACAAGTCCAAGTGGCACACAAACTTTTATAACAGCTACTGGTGGAACAATCTCTTGTTCAGGAGATTTTAAAATTCATACTTTTACAGGACCAGGAACATTTCAAGTTACTCAGACGGGAAGTGCACCAGTTAATTCAATAGACTATTTAGTAGTTGCTGGCGGTGGTGGTGGAGAATGTAATCCAACTCAAGGTCAAGGTGGAGGTGGCGGTGGTTTTAGACTATCTAATTCTACTTGTATGCCAGCGCCTTTAACTTCTCCTTTAGCAAATCCAACAGGTATTACAGCTTCAGTTGCTTCCTTTCCAATTACAGTTGGTGGTGCTGGAGCAATTGATGGCCAAGGAAGCACTTCAACTTTTTCAACAATATCATCTGCAGGTGGTGGCGGTGGTAATGGTGGTAACGGTGGTTCTGGTGCTGGTGCTGGTTCAGGTAATACACCTCCTGTTAGTCCACCTCAAGGACAAAACGGAGGACCAGGAAACCATTCTGGTGGTGGTGGAGCAGGAGCAGCAGGCGGAGCATTTACACCTCCAAATAATGGTGGAGTTGGCGGAGATGGTTCATTTGTAGTTCAAACTGGTTTTGGTGGTTGTAATGGAACAACAGGTCCTGTTAGTAATACAAGATATTTTGCTGGTGGTGGAGCTGGTGGTTTTCCGGTAGGAAGACCAGCTGGTATTCCTGGTGGAGCTGGTGGTGGAGGCTTTGGTGGAGAAGGTGCTGTTCCAGCTGCTGCAGGTGCAACTAATACTGGTGGTGGCGGTGGAGGTTCTGCAAGTTCATCTCCAGGAGCAAAAGCTGGTGGTTCAGGTATAATAATATTAAGGTATAGATTCCAGTAGTTGAATGAATAAAATTTATAATATATAATAGGAGATAATTATGGCACATTTTGCAAAACTAGGAGCTAACAGTAAAGTTATTCAAGTGTTAACACTTGATAATAAAGATATGTTAAATGCTGATGGTGTTGAAGATGAATCAGTGGGTCAACAATATTTAGAAACACACAATAATTGGCCTGCACAAATGTGGATTCAAACATCATACAATACAGCAGGTAATAAACATAGTTCGGGTGACGATTCAAAAGCATTTAGAGGAAACTACGCAGGTATAGGTCATGAATGGGATGAAGATAACAATATTTTTTGGCCAAAAAAACCATATGCATCTTGGGTAAAAAATACAACAACTGCTAAATGGGATTCACCAATCGGTGATGCTCCGGCTTTGACAGCTGAACAAGAATCACAAAATACAGCTGGTACTCATATGTGGGTTTATAATTGGAATGAAGAAAATCAAACTTGGGATTTGACAGACTCTAAAGCATAAATTAATAATTGAGGTGGTATGCAAAAGAAGATTTTATCTGAACAAGCTTTATATTATGGTGATGTGGCGATGCCTAAAGATTGGGACATTGACCGAGATAAATTATCAGGCGATATTTTACAATCAGTAATTCAAAACAAAGAATTTCCGTTTTCACGAACTTGGGATATGTTGAATACATATATGCGAGACCATATTAATCTTGAGTATGGTTTTTCTTTAATCAACAAAGATACATGGGGAAATATTTATAAACCTGCTCAACAAACAATACCTTTTATAAATGTAGATCCAGTGGATTTGCGTAATTCTCCAGACTTTACATTGTTATATGGTGTAAAAGTTAAAGACTGTATGGTCAGAATACATTTTGAAGATAATAGACGTAAGGGAAGAAGTTGGGATATAGAACTTACAAATAATAGATTTATTATGTTTCCATCAACTAATATGTATTATTTGACTAATAATCAAAAGGATAGTTTAAATTTTGTACAAACTATTTTGTATGAATATATCTAATTATTATTGGTATTTTAGTGGTGCATTAACACCAAAATTTTGTGATGATGTAATAGCTTATGCAAATTCACAAAAAGAAGTTATGGCCAGAACAGGTGGTTATGGTGACAAAAAATTAGACAAAGACCAAGTTAAAAATATGCAAAGAAAAAGAAAGTCAGATTTAGTTTGGTTAAATGATACTTGGATATATAAAGAATTGCACCCATATGTTCACGAAGCTAATAGAATGGCTGGTTGGAATTTTGATTGGGAAAGATCAGAATCTTGTCAGTTTACAAAATATAAACATAATCAATATTATGATTGGCACTGTGATAGTTGGGATAAACCATATGAAAAAGAAGGACCAGAAAAAGGAAAAATTAGAAAACTATCTATGACTTGTCAGTTAACAGATGGTTCAGAATACACAGGTGGTGAATTAGAATTTGATTTTAGAAACTATGATCCACATATGAGAGATGAAAGTCAACACTTGAGAAGAGCAAAAGAAATATTACCTAAAGGGTCTATTATTGTGTTTCCTTCTTTTGTTTGGCACAGAGTTAAACCAGTAACATCAGGCACAAGATATAGTCTTGTTGTCTGGCATTTAGGAAGGCCTTTTAGATAATGTACATAAATAATTATTTTAATACAACAATTTGGTCAGAACAAAAACCAGAGTTTGTAAAGTCATTAAACAAAGCCTCTAATAAATATATTAAAGATGCAAGAACAAGAGAAAAAAAATTTATAAAAGAACACGGTGATTTTGGAAGATCATATCATTCAACACCACTAACACAAGACAATGACTTTTTAGATTTTAGAAATTATATTGGTCAAAAGTCTTGGGAGTATTTAGACCATCAAGGTTTTGATATGTCACAATATCAAACTATGTTTAGTGAGATGTGGGTACAAGAATTTGCTAAAAAAGGTGGTGGTCATCATTCAGCACATATACACTGGAACCAACACGTATCAGGTTTTTATTTTTTGAAGTGTAGTGATAAAACATCGTATCCAATATTTCACGAACCAAGAACAGGTGCTAGAGCTACTAAACTAAAAATGAAACCAGACATAAAAGGTATATGGGGTGGGTCAGAATTAATTCATTTTAAACCAACACCAGGCACATTAATTATATTTCCAGGGTTCTTGGAACACGAATATGCAGTAGATTTTGGTAAAGAACCATTTAGATTTATACATTGGAATATACAAGCTGTGCCAAAAGAGATGGCTAAGGATGTTTAAAAATAAAAAATATACAGTTATACGTCAAGCAATATCAAAAGATTTAGCTAGTTTTGTTGCAAATTATTTTATGATGCAGAAACAAGTTTATGATACTTGTAGACAAGCTAGATACTTTTCACCCTTCGAAAACATTATAGGTCACTATGAAGGTAAAGATGAACAGATACCAGAAACTTATAGTCAGTATTCTAATATAGCTATGGAGACTTTATTACTTAAATGTCAACCCAAAATGGAAGAAGTAACAGGATTAAAATTATACCCTTCATACACTTATGCAAGAATCTATAAAAAAGGTGATGAATTAAAAAGACACAAGGATAGATTCTCTTGTGAGATATCAACTACTATGAATCTTGCTGGTGATGACTGGCCTATATATTTAGAGCCATCTGGAGAGACTGGTAAAAAAGGAGTTAAGGTAGATCTTAAACAAGGCGATATGTTAGTTTATTCTGGCTGTGAGCTAGAACATTGGAGAAAAAAATTTAAAGGCAAAGAATGCGTACAAGTTTTTCTGCATTATAACAATCGTAAGACACCTGGAGCGAGGGACAACATGTTTGATAAACGTCCACATCTAGGACTTCCCTCTTGGTTTAAGAGATGATATAATCTCGATGTGTGGGGGGTTTACCACCTCAATCACCAACCCCTCACGCTTATTGGAGAGATATGTTAGGAATAACGGCAATTGCACAATCACCTATTGCTTCACTTGGCGGAACTAATGCTAGTGTTGAAGTATCTGGAATACAACTTACTACTGCAGTAGGTTCAGTTTCTATTACAGCAATTAGAAATCCTACAATTCAATTAACAACAAATCTTTTAAATACACAAACAGGAGCCATACAAGTTGACCCTGATGTAATTGTTACAGGAGAACAAATAAGTTTTGTTATTGGAACATATTCAGTTCAAGCAGACGCTACTACAACTATAGTAGCTGGACCAGAAAAAGAATTAGAAACCTCTGTGGGTACGACAACTGTAGCTGCAAATGCTACAGCAGTTTTGAGTGGAGTAAATGCAACAACAGCAGTCGGTCAAGTAGATGGTGTATTTACAGTTTTAGTATCAGGTAATGAATTAGAGTCTGACACGGGGACTATAGGTCCAATAATAGGAACGGCTAATGTAAGTTTAACAACCAATTTATTAACAATATCTGATGAGCCAGTAGATATTTCAATTGATGTAACAGCATCAGTTACTGGACTTTCATTAATGACAACAGCTGTGGCTTCAGTAACAGTTGATTTAGATACTCCAGTAGATTTAACTGGACAACAGTTATCTATTAGTGAAGGAAATCCTGGTACAATCGCATGGTCAAATGTTGATCCAGGAGTAAGCAATGTTTGGGTTGAAGTTGATATTGCAGCATAATAGGATTATAATCTTAATCTAGTACAACAGGCTATTGCTGGTTTTGAATCAATAAATGTAACGGCTACAACTGTTGCTTTAACAATGGATGATGGATCTATTTCACAAGCAAGAAATATGGTTTTAGCTTTTGGAGGATCTTTAACAGGTGACACAAATGTAACTGTTCCTAACTCAATTGAAAAAATGTATATTCTTGATGACAGAACTACACATAATACAAGTACAATAACTTTCAAAACTGCAAGTGGTACTGGATTTGCAATGGCACAAGGTAAAAAACATTTAGCATATTCAGATGGTACTAATATGAATAGAGTTGATCTGTCTAGTTTAGGTGGCGAGATAGCCACAGCATCAATTGCTGATAATGCAATAACGACTGCAAAAATTTCTGATAATCAAATTGTGACAGCTAAAATTTCTGACAATCAAATTACAACAGTAAAAATTTCTGATAATCAAATTACAACTGCCAAAATAGTTAACAATGCAATTGATGCAGATAAATTAGAAAGAAAATTTACAATCACAACTAACGTTACTCCAGCAGGAGGATCTGACGGAGATCTTTGGTTCGTATATTCTTAGGAGTTTAAATGGCTGAAACTTATGTGAGAAACTCCACTGCCTTTCAAAAAGCAAATCAAGTTTTTGCTAATGTAAGTGGAACATATCAAGAAGTAAACGAAGCTTATGCAAATGTAGGTGGAACTTACAAATTAGTTTTTAGTGCCTTTGAGGCAACGTCAACTGCAACCTTATCATCTGGTTCTGGAACATTTACAGTTCCAGCAAATG